AGTAAGTTAGCCATCCCTCTCTCGCTAAAATGTGAAGCTATCAATCTCTCCTTAAGGGATGTCGTTGCTCAATGTCGTGACGCGGTTGTAAGTAAATATCTCGTGCATTATCGGCATACCACCGCACAAGCGAAACGAGGTGAACAAGTCACACCAAATACATTAACCACAACGTTTAAAAAAGCACGAGATAAATGTGGGTTAACTTGGGAAAAAGGTACTGCACCTACTTTCCATGAACAACGTTCTTTATCCGAGCGACTTTATCGAGAACAAGGAATTAATACACAAAAATTATTGGGGCATAAAACACAAAATATGACTGATAAATACCACGATGATAGAGGCAAAGAATGGCAAAGTATTGCTGTTTAATTGAACAGTTTTGGGGAAGAGTTTTGGGGAAGAGTTTTGGGGATATTTTGGGGATATTTTGGGGAAGAATTTTATAGTACAAAAAATAAACGGGAACTAATAAGCTCCCGTTAACTATTTATCAAATCAACAATTACATATGTTTGATAATCGCGTCACCAAACTCGCTACATTTCAGTAATTTAGCGCCTTCTAACTGACGTTCGAAATCATAAGTTACAGTCTTAGCAGCAATCGCACCTTCCATACCTTTAATGATTAAGTCAGCCGCTTCTGTCCAACCCATGTGGCGTAGCAGTAACACCTAAATTATCACTTACTTTATTAATTTGTAGGGTATATTTCATTCATTACTTTCTTATTTTTAGTTTTGTAGGGTTAATTAAACAATTTATATTAATCATGCTTGTAACTTAACTTTGCTACCTTAAGTACAAAGTTAATTTGTAAAGGCTGAGTACAATGAATAAAAAATATATTGAGGTTGCTAAGTTATTACACGCTATTTTTCAACAATATCATGAGCGGATGGATTTACCATTTTTCTGTACTTATCCTCTAAATTGTTGCCAAGGTACTTCAATTATATTAGGACAACTTATCCTAGACTTACACCCAAATGCTAAAGTCACTATTGTTAAAGGTAGTTCTCGTAAAGATGATAATCATCATTACTGGCTTGAAGTTGATAAAAAGATTTTTGATTTAACTGTTGAGCAGTTTGTATCTTGGATGGATAAAAAATATCACTGCCTTTATTCGCCAATATATGGTGAAAAAAAGCACCTTTCCTTATTTAAGTTACGAATATTAGCTTGAACATCTATATCGTAACGGAAAGGTGTTTTTCTTGGTATAACCTTTAATACCCACCCGCATAGCGGGTGGTTGTATATTTAAGAGGCTGACGCGACTTAAACTGGCTAAAGCCGATAATTATAAAGCGCTCGATGAGATTCATCGAGCGTTTATACCTGAAAAGTTGTCAACCTATATCAGGACTAGTCAAAGTTTAATCATTCTTCTCTTTATACATATCATGATTTCTCTTTGGATTATAGCTCTCAGTTACAACTCTTGGCTCTGGTTCTTTTGGTCTAAAAAAAGCTGTATTATCTGTTGGCCTTTCCTCTGGTTGCGTATTGTTTTCTTCGTTTGATGGATTGCTATCTGTACTACGGCTCATATATTGCTCCATATGATTAATATTAATTACTATTTTCCCATTTTCTCAATTGAGAAAGATATTTAACCTTATTATTTATTGTTTTTTCTCTATCTTTTGTACTCCTTTATTTTTTCCTGCTGTATATATAAAATCACTTAATACAGATTGATTTCTATATAAGAAATACTCAATATTATTTAAAGAAAAACTCAGACTGCTATCTTCTACTTGTAATTTTTTTCGAGGAGTAGAACCATCCAAATCCCATACAACATAAATCATTGATGATATAAGTAAAAAAGCAAATGCAGCACCTAAAAATGTGAATGAGTTATTTATCAATAACATTTTTTTTTTCATTAATAGCATTGTTTTTATCTATACACTCAGACATTTGTTTGCATAAATTTTTTTTCACTTCTAAGGATAAATCAGGTAGTACTATTTTTTCCTCACTATTTAAATTTTTTAATTCTAGTTTTGCTATATATTGACTCATTCCTTCCCTATATTGAGTAAGACTTGAACATTCTGAGATCTTTAAATAATCATTTTTATTTTTTAAAACTTTGTATGTATAGTAAGCAGATGCAAGTATAGAAAGGAATGTGCATATTAAAGCCACAATACAGATAATTATGGGGATTTCGGTCTCATTATAATCCATTGATTTAAACATATAAAATATTGCAACAGAAAAGGCAGTGAATAATGTTACATTCACTTGAATACGTGAAATAACCCTATCTCTTTCTTCAAGTGATTTAAAATAAAGAGTTTCATACAAAGAATACAAACCATTCATCTCGATATCTCATGATTAATTATAGTTACATTAATATACCTTAAGTTTAATTAATAACCTAATTAATGTAATGAATATTGTTTTTGCACTCTAAACTATACAATTTCCATTTCGTGTATTTGTGTTAACACCAAAACCTTTCCAGTCAATATGTCCACTTCCCCTAAAATAAGACAGCTATAATTAGATTTTCGGCTCTTTAATTTGCAGAAGTCATCATGAAAAAAGTTCGTTTTACTGAAGCTCAAATCGTTAATATTTTAAAACTCGCTGATTCTGGTATGAAAGTGGAAGATATTTGTCGCCAAAATGGGATCAGTAATGCCACTTATTATTGGAAATCAAAGAAAGTATGGTGGTATAGAAGCCAGTGATGTTAAACGATTAAAAGAGCTCGGAGATGAAAATGTTAAACTGAAAAAGAAGTCAGCCTTGAAAATCATACCATGAAGAAGCTTTTCGTAAAAAAGGGTTGGTGATAGCTGAGAAAAAGTCCTGTGCTCAAGCTTTAAATAAGGCAAGGGTTATCAGTCATTAAGGCTTGTCTGCTCACGTCATTGCCTCCATCCACGTTTTATCGGAAGACTCAAGATTGGCGTGAGAAGCTGCGATTTCAAGGCTATTCGTTTAATCATAAACGAGTTTATCTCGTTTACTGTCGACTAGGGCTGAACTTGAAGCAACGGGTTAAAAAAGTACTTCCGAAGCGTGAAAAAAGACCATTAAAAATTGAAAATGTCCCGAATATTCAATGGGCATTAGATTTCATGCATGACAGTTTATATTGTGGTAAGCGTTTCAGAACACTCAACATTATTGATGAAGGAACGCGTGAATGTTTGGCAATTGAGGTTGATACGTCATTGCCCGCCGAGCGCGTCATTAGGGTACTCGAACGGTTAAGAACAGAAAGGGGGTTGCCAAAACAGATACGCGTGGATAATGGGCCTGAGCTAATCTCGATTAATTTATTGAATTACTGTGAAACTCACCACGTTGAGCTTTGCCATATTCAACACGGCAAGCCACAGCAAAATGGCTTTATTGAACGATCTAACGGCTCATTTCGCCGTGAATTTTTAAATGCCTATTTATTTGAATCATTAAGTCAGGTGCGAGAAATGGTGTGGTTTTGGCAGCAAGATTATAATCAGAACCGCACTCATGAAAGTTTAAATCATCTCCCGCCGGAGGCATACAGAAAACAGTTAGAAAACTCTAATTTAACGTGTCTCAATTAATGGGGAGTGGACATTACGTCATTACTCAAAAATTTAAGGCTATTGCGGAGTAACAACTCTATAAGGGGTTAATTCTCCTAGCCCTTATTCCCTCCCAAGACATAACCTTCTGTTTTTATATCACTTTCTTCTGAACCAAGATACATAGACTGTAACGAACAAAAGCGATTTTCTGTATGAACTGACAAATAATACAAGAAATGCGGGATCAAAGCTGTGGTGTTGTCTGATATGGATATCCTCTTTTTGTTTTGTAACCTCTCTCTGATATCATGTATAAATGTTTCTTTGCACGCGAAGAAACAACATATAAAAGTCTACGGGCAACATAATTTTGATGCTCTGAGCTACAATTTATAATATCATTCCAATTAGGTATTTTTCCATTTAGTAACCCAGTGCAAATGACCACTTCATACTCATCACCTTTTGTCGAATGACAAGTCGTGATTTTAACACCGTTTCTAAAATTGAAAAATAAATGTAATTCATTTGCTTTATAAGCCATTTTATACTTCAACATTCTTTTCAATGTGGCATTAATCAAAAGATCCATTTCTTGATAATAGTAACTATCATTACTTATACTCAAATTAATAGAATGGCAAAAGTTCGTTATAACCTCTCTCAACCAAACATCAATTTCACAATCATAATCCACTGATAATGATATTTTGTTTATCATCTTCAATATTTTTTTAGGAGACAAAGATTCAGTATAGGGTGCAGTAACATTTAATTCTTGAAGGAAATCTCGCAATAGCTTCTGTCTTGTATTAAAATTAGATGGAACCCTCTTAATTAAAAAGAGTTTAACTAAAGCAAGCCAGAGATTTTCATTGTTTTTAGGTATAGGAGAGATCATGACTCCATCAATTTCTATATCAGGATTAAGAGTAACAATATCATTTGAAAGTTTTATCACATCAAACCAACCAGGACACAGAATAGCAATTTCATTTGGAAGTACTCCCTGAGCTAAATGAGTTCTAATAATACCTGATACATAAATAGGCAGTTGAGTAACATCTACCTCGCTTTCTTTAAAAATTACTGAGTTGAAATCCTTATTATCTGAAAGTGAATTAATCTCATAATCTTCGTCTTTGTATTTACTATAAAAATCAATAATAGATTGGCTACTACGGAAACACCCCGTTAATTTCATCTCGGTTAGATTATCAAGTTTGAAACAATCAATTAATTCATCTCTATTCTTTACGACAGCCCCCAAACCAGTGTATATAGCTTGCTCTTTATCTCCAATAAAAGTAATCATTGTATTTTTCTTTAATACAATTTGTCTGAGTATTTCATATTGTATAAGAGATGTATCTTGATACTCATCGATTAAAATACACCTTAAAAGTAAAGACAATCTTTCACAAAGTGTATTATATTTTGTCAACACTCGACAAGTCAGATTTAATATCAAATCAAAATCGATTAACTTTTGCTCATACAAGTGATTATGATATTCTTTTACAACCAAATATTCTTTGGTCCCACGGGAATAAAGCTGACCAAGGTTAAAATCTAAATTAGTAAAAACTTTATCATTTGCAGATAGGCCATGTTTTTCTTTTAATTCATTTATGAGAAATTCCTTTTCATGCTCATCAATTACACTAAATCCTCGGCAAAGCCTTGGTATCTTATCTACATTAGGTTTTATAATCCAATTCAAACAAAAACTGTGTATTGTTCCAATCCATAACGATTCACTACTTATACCGAATGACATAATCCGTTCAAGAATCGTATCAGCTGCTATATTTGTATATGTAAGAGCAATTATCTTTTTTTTACCTATACAAAATAGTTCTTTATTTTCTAAAATAAAACAAAGTTTAGAAACCAATGTTTTTGTTTTACCCGACCCTGGACATGCCGTTAATAATAAATTCCCGTTGAATTTAACGGCATCCATTTGCTCAGAAGTTAAATTTCTATATGGCATAAACTATAACTCCAACAATCTTACAAAACTGTCATTGAAGTGTTTCTTATATTCTATCATTTTACTAGAAAAATCCTTTTCGGCATTTATACAATCAAATTCTTTAACCCCCATTAAAGACATATTGTAGTCAAGCATTTTTTGATATATAGGCTCGACATTTCTATCCTGAAGAACAAATTGAATGGCCTGTAAAATATAATCAGGAACACGATTATCAACACTAAGATGCTCTACCATTTCAGTAGCCAACCATCCCTTCCCTATTTTCTTTGCAAACTTTAATACTCTTTTATATCGAACTCTGAGATCAGATGAATTTACATCTGATTCAGCCTTTTTAAAATACGCTTCTTTTTTATACTCTGTTTTCATAACTTCTATAAACAAGTTATTGTTTTCATCGTAGCGAACAAGCTCAGTTTCGAAAGTATTTTCTGCGTAATGAACAGTAATAAACTCATTACCTTTAATATATTTATCTAACTCTTCTTTTCTTCGTAATCCATCATCTTCGGCATCTACCAGAGATTCGACAAAATCCGCATCAAAAATATTATCAGCTACTTTTACATAGGCCGAATCAAGATCCGTGAGAATAGCACATTTTCTTTTCAACCGTGTTTCATGGAAAAGATTAGAAATATGTTTAAAAACAGTGCCATCTACTTTGATAATACTTATGCCCAACTCATCTAAACTAATTCCTAAAGTTTCTTTTACCATTGCTGGTATTAAAATAAGTTCTGCATCGCCTTCTACTAGAATGACACTTTTAGCAAACAAAAGGTCACTACGAATTGCATCAAGATATCGTTCTACGGAAGAAATTTCTTTCGGCGTCAAACCAAACGATGGATGATATACATCAGTGAATCCTTTTTGGCGTGATAGTATATTCATTGATGATATTTTTGATACAGAACTAATTTGTGTTGAATGTGTAGAAACAAACACTTGCGTATTTTTAAAATTGAAGTTATCGAAAAGGGTTTTTTGGATATGATTATGAATATGTGCTTCAGGCTCTTCAATTAACAAAAAGTGAGTAATATGCTCTTCACTATCCCTTATTTCTTCGTATTCATATAACTTTAAAGCAAGATAAATTAAGTTTGCTCCACCAAGACTCAGATCATCAATCTTTCCTGAGCCATTGTAATCCAGAGAATCTTCAACTACTAAACCAAGTGATTGAATTAATTCTGTGAAATCCTCTGGAAGTTGTGAGGATACTAATATTTTAGGGGAATAAGTCGAACCTACTGTATTAAGTAATGAAGCAGATATTTTATTACTCAATCTCTCAATTTCAGGTATGGCAGAGATTTTACCATTGATCTCTTTAACATTTTCTACAATATCTTTTCTATCATCAATTTGTTTACTTTTTAAAGTAAGTAATTTATACAATGGATTCGTTTTATAATATTTAAGATCTGCAACTACATTCCTAAGTGCTTTTACATAAGTGCAAGCGACTTCGCTGCCTAAGGCAAAATAAGGAGGCTTCTTAACCCCTAATACAGTAGCATCATCATCATTAGGATTTGAAAAGGAGTAACTATCAAAATCCCCAACTACTTGTTTATAAATTTCGTCATTATTCAAATCAACCTTTGTTCTAACAAAAGCCACTGCTTCATATGTTTCTTTAGAAATAATATGATTAGATACAAATTCAGTAAAAGAATCGGATCTTGCTTCCACATTTTCATCTTCTAATGTTAACTCATACAATTTTTGACGAATATGGAATTTTGGTCGATATATAAAAGTGTAATTACCTTCCTTTATAGACTTATCATTACCATCATTTACTGTATAGTTGGCAAGGACCTGTTCTTCCTCCGACTCACTTAAATCATCAAAATATAGCGTAATTATGATCCAATGACCAAAAGGTTCGGATAATCCACAGTAGAAGTCCTCATTAGATAGAATCCTAGAATTCATTGGGAGAGAATCATCTAGAATCAATCTCATAGCATTAAATAAATTTGTTTTTCCCGAAGCATTTTCACCGATAATTGTATTCACTGAGTCTTTAACAAAGTAGAAATTTGAGCTTCGAAAGTTTTTATAGTTTCTAATAGCTAATTTATTGATATACATAGTAATCTATTGAGCCCTTAGCATAGTTTTACTACACATTAGATTACTCCATAGCCACCAAAAGCACAAAGCCATCAAATTCAAAAGTCTAGTTAAGTCAAATAAAAGCAAAGTAGTTTACAAGAGATACTAAAATAAAAGATAAAATACCTAATTGAAATTAGATTATAAAAACCAACGCAATGATTAAACCACTTTTAAATCAATAAATTATAATTAACAATAATTAATATTGACGATGTAACATAACTATCGGATATTAAGTGAACAAAAAATTTCAGACACATTCTACCAATGATCTTGATACTTACTGACAGTAATGATGTTCATGCAGATATAGTTTTGATGAAATTCGGTGATAACTATTTCCGTTTGAATTTGCCCTTAAAGATACCAAAATTAGCTTTGCTGGCTCTGAATGGACTATCTCCCAGAACGGAAAAACGATCAAAAATTCATCCGTAAAATGTGTTTGACCAAGGCGAGTATCTGTTCAAGTCAATTCTGAACAACAGCAAGATCAAAGTAATGGTTTCAGATTATGGCGATCTGAATGGAATAAAAGCCTTTTTGCTCTATATAATGCATTATCTGAATAACCATCGGCGAAAACGTGGATGGGATAATTCAACTACACCCAATTCATCAAATAGCCATTCTATATCAGCATGTTCAGGACATTTAACAAAACGTCGTTCAATTTCTGCCCAAATACCTGTTTCAGGTATTAAGAACATTGAACTTAAATCAACAGGAATAATAAAGATATCGTTAATTAGTTGCTTAAAATTTTCCCAGTGGCTAAAAAGTTTTAATGGCTGTAAAACAGTCGCCAATTCTCGACGATGTCTTTTCGAGATCTCGATGCTTAATTCATCCTCCCACAACAAATCTTGGATTTGGTTACGAACTCTTTCATTTAGAATTTGTTGTGCTAACAATTTTTCTGCAAACCTAGGTAATTCTGCGTCATCAAGTAAGTCAAAAGCTGAATATAATCGTTCACGCTTACTTCCACTATCCTCTGATATCGGCAATCCCAATTGACGGAAAAATTCAGGAAGCTCCTGGTGAGTGCAATGACCATTTAAATTTCCAACTTCTGGACGAAGCAATTCTTTTAAAGACAAAATATCCATTGTTCCTTGTGTCCTTATTTCTGATTTATCCCCCTATTATTAATTACATATTTTGACTAAAAATGTCATCATAGTAGCTATGTTCAGTTGGATAAGTTAGTTTTTGCCCTTTTCTTCAACTTTGCATATAGCTTGTTTGGTGTAAAAAATAGATATAGATTGTAAGTATCGCAATGCATTAAGTGAATAACCACTAATTCAGTAAATACTAAATAAACTTCAATAAATGCTTGTACAATTACTAAAGTAGATATAATACCAAACATACAAGCACTTTAGATTTAAAATTTCAATGAAACAAACAGATAACCAAACCAACCACTAACCTAAGAAAGCATAGAATATTTGAATAATGAAGAAAATCATCTTTTTAATTTTATTAACTATTTCTCCATCCGTATTCTCCTCAGCATATACCGCCGGAGAAATAAAAAGATTCGCCATTGCTTCCAATAAAGCTTACACAAAAGGAGAGTTATCCAGCAAAGAGCTTATGGAAGCATCTATATTCCAAGGATATGTTGCTGGTATATATGATTCTGGAGAAGGAATTTATTACTGCCCTCCTATTGATGCTACCCTAATAACGCTAAATAAAGGAGTTATCAGATACATTTTGAATAACAAAGTACCTGATTCTTCGTCAGGCATGTCTTTAGTTGTTAAATCATTAATGTCTGCATTTCCTTGTGGAAAATAAATAATAATGATAATAGCCCAAGGATGGGTTAGATGATTAATAAACCCTCTCTAAATAACGAATATACGACAGAAGCTCGTGATTGCTCTCCACTCTTTTGTTTTCTTAATTCTGATAAAGATACTTTTGGATTAGCTTTCATTAAATAAATTAGATTATTAGCATGCTTTTTTGATTCACTCACATTTCTCTTTGAATATTTATTCTTGGGAATATGTTTTATATATCCTAATTCACATAGTGCTATAAAAACACTTCGAGGACAGCTTTTAATCCTCTTGTCACTTTGTTTACCATGCTCTTTCTCCCATAGTTCATAAATATCATCATCTTTACTATACAATTTAGTTACTTGTACTGATATTTTCCCATAATCAATCGCCATACTTACCCCTCTCTCAAAAACTAATTTTCATTAAGGTATTATGATGTTAGATCAGATTAAAATAAATAATTTAAAACAAACTACAAAACCCTATTTATATTCCCCACATCAACCACCAAGCAGGTTGCGGGAAATCGGGATATCTCTTCTCCTGCAACATTTGTTGCCCATTTAATGCTTTCTTTATATCGAATTTGGAGCACATTTCCTTCTCTTCGAATAAAAGTTTCCATCAAAGCACCTTCAAAACCATCTTCACAAATTCCGGCCATACCTCCACCAAAAACAAAGGCTAAATCCTTTATATTCGGTAACGGATAATCCATACTTTCTTTTTGTGAAACAATAAAATAATCAACTATTTTCAATATTCCCCAATTTGAATTATAAACGGTCTTTTTTGTTTTGCTGTTTTTTACAACCAATCCATATTTTTCATTAAAAATATTGTTTGGCTGATCACCAAACTCATAAATATCAACAACGCCCTGTGAATCATAGCAAGGTTGTGATATATAAACCGCTTTCATCTCGTTATTTATAATTCTTGAGGTGATCCGAATAAATGCATGTTTAGGTGATATTGCTAATAATTTTGTATTGGGATGAGGAGGTATTTTAAACTCTTGGCTATATCCTTCATTATTTGATGTTATCCCACCAGCCATCCTTATGGTTCTTTTATCAAGACAGCACATCACTTGGTTATGGCTATCGATCTGAACTTGCCTATTTTCACCGCGGATGATTATTCCATATTTACTTTTCATTAATAAACACCATAGTAGAGTTTTATAATATCTTCATATTCACCATCAACTCCATTGGTATACATATTTTTTAATTCAAGTTTAATCACTCCATTATTTATCTCTAATTTAATATCACCTGCCAATCCCATCAAAAATGCCGAACCAAACCAAGCAAAAACCTTGCCATATTTATTTAAATCTTGATAATCGAAAATATACTCTTTTTGAGTATGTAGTGGGATGGGTGTGATATCATGATACCCGACTATTCTTCCTACTCTGTCTGAGGTATTTAATAAATCCATATCATATAATGTAGACCTAACCAGTACGCCATATTTACTCTTCATTGCTGATATCACCAATAATAACAACGTTATTTCCAAACTCATCTTTGACATATAAATTTTGTTCTGTGAGGGATGTACCACCATTACCGCCATAAAATTCTAATTTATTATTTTTCACGTCAATAATAAAACCTGACTCGTCGGGATAATAATTATCGGAAGTAATGGCTTCTGATAAGACTAATTTTCTGATCATGGCTTTATCAATTAATGCATCTCGAATAAAAAACTGTCCATTTTTTGCTGACATAAACAGTTCCATTCGATTATTTTTAGGATTATAAAAGGCAAAGTTATTGGCATTAAATCCAATATAGGAGGTGATCTTTTTATTTTTAATTTCAGCGCTCACCACAAGGCCACCAGCATTATATTTAATATTATCTTGGATAATGGTAATGTTCATTGAATGCCTCGCATATCCGCCTGATTGCGTAAATTGCGCATTCATCTTTTGATTAACAATACCTGACTGCTGATTAAACTTGGCTTGAACCTGTTGTTGATAAGTTGATTGTGCTTGTGTTATTGAGGAAATGGCTTCTTTTTGGGTAATAATATCCGCTTCCGTATTTTCTATTTGAGTTCGGATATCTTTAATATCTGTTTCAATCTGTTCACTGTATTTTTCAAACTTTCGAGATAAGCGGTATTCATTGTAACGCAGTCTTTTAACGGTGGTTTCATTCCAATCGACAGTTTCACTCAGTGTTTTCCATGCTTGGGTTTCTTGTAATTCTTTATCTAAGTTATCTAATATCTCTCTGGTGTAGCTTTCTGGTTGCCCTATTCCTTCCACAAATTCTGAACGCCCTACAGCGTTTATACTGCGAACATAAATATAATAGGTATGCCCTGCCTTTAGGTTGCGCCCTTGAATAACCCACATCGTACTGACACCTAAATATTCGGCACGACTTTCCACTTCGCAAATATCTGTGATCTGCTTTTCTGAAAACCAAAACTCATACTGTGCTCGTAAGCTATTTTGACCACCAGAACGCGGAATAATACCCAAGCTAAAATAACCTGACTCCACTTCAATATAACTCGGTGGTAGGGGTGGATTAATCGCAAATGAGGTTGTGGTCACCTCGCCTTTTTGTTTCCGATCATTTTGAGGTACAACGGATAAAACGTAATTTCCTTGAGGCAAACCACCAAAACGATACATCGTATCCGTGGTTGAAGCGGTACCGACAATGCGATAACCGGTGGTGAGTTTTAATAAAAAATCGACTCCTCGACTGGAATAAGGCGTGTTCCAACTCGCCTCCACTTGCCACGCACTCGCATCCGATTCGATATCCACAGAAAGGTTTTCAACCGGTGGAATAAATCCACCCAGTGGCGTATCGGGCTTTGGCTCAAATTTAGCGCCTTTATCAACAATCGCCTCTTTTTCGGGTGTGTGTTGCACTGCGATAACCGTAAAACTACCATCACCATTATCTGCCAAACTGATAGCACGAAATAATCGACGACGTAAAGACGGGAGCGTCAACGTCCAAATTCCGCCCTCGCGTAACCCTAACGGTAAGGTATCCAGCTTTATTTGGTTAGATGCGGGATAGCTCAACACTTCATAAGATTGTGGATCACCTTGTGCATTGATGAGCGTAACGCTTGATTTACCGCTTTTGGGTGTGTCGATATTACGATCTAAGGTTAATGTTTGAGAGGTATAATCAATGTGTGTTATGCGTCCACCGATTTGATTATCGGCATAATAATTATCAGCAATTTCAATAATATCACCCGGAATATGACGCAAGCCTTCACTGCCGACAGTAAACTCAACTGTCTGTGTCTCTAATTTTTCCGTGGTTAATAACCACAGACCGTGACGATGAGCCTGCCCTCTGCTAGTGCAACCAAAGGCATCGACGCGCATCACATTACGCCCAAAACGGGCAATACTGGCATCATCTTCAACCAGCTCAACACTGGTTTTCCAGCCATTATCGGGATCAATAAAACGAACCTCGACAGCAGTATGACGCGATTTTAATGCACTAAAACTATACTGAAAGTTACCCTCAATCACATTGGCGTTGGTATAGGGCCACACCACATCAGACGGTCTATCTTGAATAAAGGTTAATGTTCGCCCATTCCAGACAGGCATAATGCGCATCATGGCACACATATCACCCATGACATCATAGGCTTTGCGCATATCCGTAATGTAAGCATTACACGTCATACGGGGTTCTTTTCCACCGAACCCATCATCAACCTGTTCATCACAATAACGACCGATTGCATACAGGGCGAATTTATCGACTTCACTAATATTAAGACGTTTCCCCATGCCATAACGCGGATGGGTTAATAAATCCCATAATATCCATGCGGGGTTGTTAGTAAATGCGGGCTTAAAGGTGCCATCCCAAATTCCCGAGTAAATCCGTTTATCTGGATCATAATTACTCGGTACCTGAATAATACGACCTTTAATTAAATAATTACGGCGTGGAAATTTATTGCCAAACTGTTCACTATCAAACATTAATCCTGCAACAGCAGACCCCGGATAGGTTTGTGAAATATCGACTAATTCAGAATAACTTGACCAAATGGTATTATTTTGAATTTTGTCAGACGTGCTGTCTTGAGTGATACGGATCATGCGCACACTGAATGGCACGGGGGGTAAATTATCCAACACAACGGCCATTAAGTAAGGTGAGTTAGAGCGTTTGCCATTAATCGTGACGTTTTTCTCTGTTATCCATGCCCCATTGCGCTGAATTTGGATTTGTAATTGAACAGAAGTCGGTACGCGATCACCATTATCTTTGGTTTCAACCAGAGCTTGTGTACCAAAGGTTAGACGTAAACGGTCAATATTGGGTGAGGTAATAGTACGAGTGACGGGGGAATTATATTTAACTTCGATACCCACCGGCACTTCATTCGCAGACGCAGTAAAGCCACTCATTGCTGGTTGTTCTAATGTCCCTGCCCGCCATTGTGCATACATTCCATTAATGGTGCTATTGCCAGAGCCGTCTATCACAGGTGTATCATCCAAATAAATACACCCTAAATCATCCATCGAGCCTTGAATATGAATAGGACCTTCAATCGGTCCCTCACTGATTAAATCAATTAATGAGGCTTTTTGGCGTGATGTTAAATCGTTTGGTGCCTCATACGGTGTTTTTTGACCGCCACCACCTTTACCCATGATACGAACTCCTCTTATCCACCGTGTTTGCCTGCATCAATATCTTCACCGTCACTGTCATCCATAATTTCAACAGATTGTGAAATGACACGTGAGCCACACATAATTTCGCCATACGCAATGGGCACCGGCATCCCTTGAGCAACCGCGTTATCAAGATTACTAAAATAGGTATTGCCTTTTTCTTCATCACTACGAGATAAATTAGGTGGCTTAGGCGCGGGGATCAGCATTTGAGCGACACCACCAATCATCATGGCCGCACCACCCGCCATCAAAGATGTGGCAACGGTTGCGGAGATCCACGCAGGCCCCCACCATCCCAGTGAAAATAAGGCGGCACCCGCAACAAACTGAAAAACGCCGACGTTTTTAGCCCCTGATAATTTCGGCACAATATGGACGACCGCATTATCAGGTAAGGCTTCATTGAATTTTTGGTGAACTTCTTGCGGGGAAATATCAGTACCCGCAATGCGGACTTGATACCAACCATCACGAATCGCTAAACGTAAGGCTGGAATTTGAATAAAAAGCGCGTGAAGCCCTTCAGAAGCAGTATTCACATTTAAATCAAAGCGACGTCCAAATCGTTGCAAATTCCCGTAAAGTCGGAAGGTTGCCAATCTCGGTAACGCCAGATTGAGTGCGTCATTCGTTGCCATCGTTCGTTATACTCCTCGCGTTTGCTAAGTTGATTAGGAATGTGGTGCAAAATTGTTTGATTGCCTAAATAGATCCCTGCGTGATTAGCGCGAGAGCTGGCATAGCAACACAAAATAATATCGCCGGGTTGCGCCTCTTTTTTGACCTGCCGAAAACCACTGTTCGCCATATTGTCGAGGTACAACTCTTTACCTTGTCGCCACCAATTATCATGTCGCTCAAAATCAGGCAATTCATGCCCAGCTAAATGATAAGCATCACGAAACAACCCATAACAATCGATTGAGCCATGAATAAATTGGCGACCTAACAGATGAGGCACTGGCTGATAGCTGTGAATTTTTTCATTACAGGCCACCCACCACGGCAACGCGCTGTTCACCTGCAGTTGTCGGTCTAAGGGACTGAGATAAGGCTGACCATCGGGGTGACTGTGTACAACCGCAATCACCTCACCCTGCTGTTCGGCGCGAATAAAATCATCAAAAGAAATTGTGAAATGGTTTTTCGGATCAGCATGCTGATTAACGCAAGGTAAATACTGTTCACCCTGCGCGGTACTTATCAATAAACCACACGCCTCTAAGGGCGCTTGCTCTTTTGCATGCGCCAAAATTGCTTGTTCAATCATAAGAAACACCTTAGGAGGGAATTAACTGTTACCAATGCGGGACGTGGAAACAAATGCCCCTATGCGGGATTCGTTTTTTCGTAACTTACAGTCACTCAGACGCTTACCGCATTTATCTTTTAATGGATCCGTGGTCGGTTTTCCCCATTCATCGGCAACAGGAGGCCCTTTATATCCACACTCTTCTGAGCGATATCCCCAAGGGCAGATATCCGACAAAATCACGCGACCAGGAAGCATCAATCCGTCGGTTTCACTGGGTGTCGCCAACATAAAGGTAGCAGTTACTGAATTTAAACTGGTCATCTGTTCGATGATCCAACGTGTCACAATCTCTTGTGAAGGGTCAGCGTTAGGATTGCCTTGAGGAAAATTTACCGCATCTAAAAATTGGGTGCTGACAATGCGACGTACCACCAGCCCACCAATTGCACTATCTAGCTGACTGGCAATACCAGTAATGAGCCCGAATAAATTAGACAATGTAATAGTGGGTCGCCCTGAGGGGCCTTTGCCATTGAAGGTAAATCCCTCACCTTTCACGGGGTAAGGTTCATAGGTATTTCCTTGCCAGATTAACGGTTCTTTACGCTGATTGAGTCCATCAAAAAAGCGGTACCGAATACCGCCTATTTTGGTTAAATCAAATTCGTAAAGTTCAAGCAAAGCATCAGTGGAGGAGAGTTCGGTAACACTAATTCGCATTTCAGGAGGAATATGTTGCATATTAGCTCCAATAAAAAACCCGCCGAAGCGGGTCAGGGTTACAATACTTTTTTATATTATGAGCAATAATTTAAGGATGATGACGATAATATTCATATTTAAATAAATTATGAATTAATATCTTTCATATAAGAAGACAAATGAATTAAGATTAAAGTATTAATGTTTTAATTATATTTTAATTGAATGATTAGGATTTTAATTATTTTATTCTTCGTCTATCTACTGATTGTAATACACTGAATTTTCTTGCTTGTATAATATTCTCACTTTCTTTTTTATCTTCATTTTTTAAATATATAATTTCTCCTGAGTCTTTATTTCTCAACCACTTACCATTCAAGTCTATGGCGACTTCAGCATATAATGCATCTGAGTTAGGGAGTTTTTTATAGGAAAGTCCTGTATATGCCCATAATTCTGTTCTGTTCATCTTACACCTCGGATTTTAGATCTGCTAGATAGTTATCTTCTTTTTCATTATCGTTTAAATTGTAGCTATTTAATAATTTAGAGTACAGTATTTTCAATGACATTAATACTGATAGATTGTGGCATAATGGTTTTATTGTTGAATAATATACTTCTGACTTAATTTCATTTTCTAAAAAATTAACTCTATCGACATAAATATTTATAACTCCTGCTATCTCTTCAAATACAATAGGTATTTCTAATGTATTACAATCAATATCTAATCTCCCAATAGGCACCGAAAGTATTGACTTAGTTCTATCTTTATCTCTTTCATAATACTTACGAATATCTTGTTCATATACTCCTGTAAGATGCTCTCGATATGTGGGCGATTTTTTTAATCGATTAAGATAATTATCGACACACTCTTGTATGTTTTTTATATAAACTTCACGTGCAGTAATCACCGCCTCTGGTGCGCCAAATAGATTGGGATGCTTTATCTTTCCAACCTCTTCAGTGGTAGAGAATGGCATGCAAATTGGATATGAATTACTGTTCTTTCCATTTTTATAACAGTTTGAAAATTGATGTTTTTTATTCAATTCACAGGTAAATTGTTGCTCACATATTAAAACATGATCGCAATGTTCTAAGCGAGATTGAAGATTTGATGAAAACAAGAAAAAAGGTGAAGATACAACGGCATTCTTACTAAAAATAGAATGATTTTCTTGTTTATAAACATCCTCACTTTGAAATGTATTTAATAATGATGATGTTGGAACTAAAGAAAAAAGATTACTTTTTATCGTAACATCATCATTTCCTTCTAAAAAACGATGAGTCACTTTTAATATTGATTCCTGCACGGTATCTATAGCACTGTCTAAAGTGTCATTATACCTATTAACTAGTTCTTTATTTCCTAAAATAGATCCCACTTGATGCTTTTCTGCTTGCATAATTTTTCTTAAATCCTGTATACAGGAATTAATAACACTTAACATATTAATACACTGTGTTCCATTTTCATTAACGGCATTATATGAAGCACGAGTTTGATTTGTATGTTCTTTATGCTGACTATAAATATAATGCAATACGCTCAATACCAAAGCAAAAGTCACAGGAATGGCAAAAAAGAGACTTTCAAATCCCCATACTTCACCATCAAACCACTGTTTTTGTAATTGTGTACCAAAAACGGATACGCTAGATGCCCAGAATATTCCAATAGCTGCTAGTAATAAATGCCCATAAGCAGAGTGAGTCATACTGGCAAGTCTCATTACCCATACACTTCTTTTCTTTCGTAAGAAAATCACGCATGCAATAATTCCAAATAATATAACAATAAATACTATAATACCCATATAGCCCATTTGGATATATTTCTCACTTGAATAATTCAAAGTTTACCATTCCCTGTTATTTAAATAATAATTAAAAACATGTTGATTGATACTCTATTTTTATCTTATCTCTTAAACTATTATCTTTAGTTTCTATGACTAACCTCCAAATAATTTTATTAACTAATAAAATAATATCGATATCATATTTATTCCCGAATTCATCATAAATAAAATTCTCTTTCATTATGGAATAAAAAACATTACCATCATTAGATATAATCAGAGAAGGTATACAAACAATTGATACCTCTATATCATTATTATAAATAATAAGATATCCACCATATATGGTTGGAGAACATTTCTCCCCTATTAATTTAAATTTAATATACATTCTCCTCGTTAATTTTTAATTGATGGTACTTTAATAATTTATAGTTAATAAAAAAATCATTTTCCTCTTCTATTCTTTATTTTCAGATTGATTACACAGTAATAATTAATTTTATTAATTTACCACTTGTTCAAATTCAGCTTCAATTTCACTGCGCATTAGTTTGATTTGCTCTGACCATTTACGACAAATCACTTTGATATAGTCAGATTGGTATGGAGGTTGCCAGAGAAAGGCTTTAACACCTTGATGTTTTGCTAAAAAACGATCGATTTCTTGTGATCCAGCGTGAGTCGATAGAAATGTGACATGATATTTGACTGTATTAGAATTTAACCCATCAGGCCGTCGTTGTTCATAACCCTCTCCCAGTTTTACCGATTTTACTCTGGGTTCAGATACTTTGGTCATATCAGGTTTCACTTTCCATTTAAAAACGTCCATATACCTCCTACATTCCACCACCGTCACGGCGCTGACTTAAAATATAATCTTGAGCTCCCCGCTTGCTTATCTCATAGATTTTTTTCAGCACATGAGGGCTAATTTGTCCCTGACTACTTTCATTTTGAATAGTGACATTATTGATTTGAGTGAATCCTGCACCTTGATTCGGTATTTTAGCAACAACACCTAATTTGCCATCAATCCCTCGGCGAAGAGGAAAAATACCTTCAGGCCCAGCTTCCCCCATCACTCCTGCGCCTTTAGCGAAGGCAAATAATGTAGGGCGATTGACGATGTGTCCACTATAACGACTAAGACTTGATGAGGAATAAACACCCCCTTTCGCATTAGCGACTGGCGCACTAAAACCACCAAAGCCAAAGGCTTCTAGGCCTTTTATTAAAGCCATTTTAACTAAGATATTCGTGATCATTTTAAATATCGATTTAGTGAATGCTTTAAAATCAGCTTCTCTTTCTACTAATACATCTGTTAACTGGCTACTAAATCCGTCTAATGCCATTGATGTGGCATTTTTAACTTGCGTGTTAACATCTAATGCCGTTTCACAATAATCAGCCCACGCACTTTTTGCCCCTGCTAACCAGTTGTTTCGTTGATTGTCTTCCGCTTCAAATGTTTTTTGTTGCTCTGCAACCATCATAGATAATTGAGGATTATCTTTATTGTCTATTAATAATTGTTCTCGCTGATTATTTCGTTGAATTTCTTGACGAGAAAGTCCTGCATTTGCCTCTATTGCTTGACGTTTTTTAATTTGTTGAGTGAGATATTTTTCAGCTTGCGCTTGCATCTTGTTTAAGCGTTGCTGTAATACGATTTCATCACCAATTAATGCTAATTTTTCTTTTTGTGTGAGGATATTATCTTTGTGAGCTAATAACGATTTTTCAGTTACCGTTAATTGCCGAGACTGAGAGGCTTGTTCTAAGAGGGTAAATTGCGCTTGTTGTTTTTGTAAGTCTTTACGTTGTTGGCTAATTTGTTGATATGTATTGTGATGTTTTCTGAGTACATCAAGTTGGGCTTGTAATGCGAGTAAGTCACGTGAGGCATTCTCTTCTTCGCGCTTCCCAGCAGAGACGCGATTTCCATTTTCTCGTCCTCTTCTTGGTATTTGACGATCTCTTAATCGGTAATTGATCATCGCTTTAGCTTCTTCGTACTGCTCTTTGGTTAAGGCATGTTTCTCTTTTTCTAATTCAGCTAATTTTTTTAGCCGTTGTGTTTCCCAACTATAAAAACTTCGCCATTTTTCTTGTAACCTGATTTGGTTCACTTCTAATTGATTTGCCACCACTTCTGCTTGTTTTTGTGCATTTTTAAGATCAATATCGCTCACTTGCTCTTTTAAAGTAGCGATTTTTACTTTGATTTCATCAAGACGATATTGCGGAGTGATCACGATATTACTGAGGCTCTTTAATAATGACTCTTGCTCTCTAATTTGATCATTTAATGTTTCTGTACGCCCAATATTGAGCATGGCATCCCAGCCTTTTTTCGCTGTATTTTTTATCCCTAGCCATGCCGATTCTAAATACCCAAGATTTTCAACAATATCATTAGCACCATCATTGATAGCTTGGGCATAAGCATCAATTGCCAATCGTGCTGCTTCGGTTTTATTACCTTGCAATTCGAGTGTTCTGATTTGCTCTAATTGGGATGCTGTGAGATGATGATTCGCTTTTTCTAATTCAAGCGACATTTGAAGTGGTTCATCTTGCAAGCGTTTAAACTGATCAATCGTGGTATCAATCGCCTGCCCAGTGATGTAATTCATCTGTGCGGCCGCTTTTGAAACACGAGAAATTTCATTATTTGAAAATACGCCTGTACCGACCACACTCGAAATGGATGTTGCCATTTCACCACGCGTAATACCGCCACCTGCAAGGGTTCGCGCCATTTCATTTAATTGGCTGGCAGATTTATTGGCGTAGTTACCTGTTAAGATCAACTGCTTATTAAATTGAGAAAACTCTCTTTCTGCATCATAAGCTAATTTTGCAACGCCCGTTAACCCTGCGGTGATCCCCCCCCAAATACCACCACGAACCAGTGAGCCCATATTAAAGGAGTTGGCAATACTTTGAAGACGACCAGATAATGACTTGCTGTTTTTATCAAACTCTTTAGTTTCTTTGTTCGATTCATATAATCGACGAATATAGATCTCGGCTGAAGAACTGACACCTAGTTGAGAGGCTTGATAACGCAACATCTGTTCACGACTTAAATTTTGAGTGGCAACCTGTTCTTTTAGTCGCTGAATAAACCGTGTTTTTTGTTGTGTTAGAGACTCTTCTTCTCTGCGTAACTTCATTGACTCTGAAGTAATAGCAGAAATAAGCACCTGATAATCGCGTTGATGGATAGTGCCTTTCTTCACTTCTTGGTTTAACTGAGCCTGAATGGCTCTTAACGCTGATGCACTACCTGATAATCCTTTAACGGCTTCGATTTGTTTGTAGTATTTTTCAGTATTCGCGTCTTGTTGAGCTTGTATCGCCTTTATTCTTGATTTAGTGACATTCTGAATTTCGACAAACTGCTCACCTGTAATTTTGAGCTTGTCATAAGCCTTTGTTGATTTATTTAAAACCTCAGTGAGTTGTTCGAGTGCATTTCTCGTTTGCCCAACACTTTGAGCTTGCTCTAAAAAAGCATCGGCTTGTTTGCGTGATTCAATCGCTGAACGCGCTTCTTCCTGTGCGATCCGCTGATAGTAATCAGCCCGTTGTTGCTGGGAAATTTCTTGTTGATTGTTAAGTTCTTGAAGAGACTGCGCAGTACTCTCTGCTGAACTGCGAGCAGATTGCGCTTGTTGTTCAACCAGTTGAGCCATGCGTCGTTGACTGGCTTTGGCTTTTTCTGCGGTTTCTTGCAGTTGACGTTCAACACGCCCCATTTGCTGACCAAACTCTGCGGTATCCGCACTTAAATTAATCGTGAGATCGGCTATTTGTTGGCTCATACCTTATTCCACCTGCCATTCCTTCGCTAATTGTCATCATTGTTTCAGCCTTCATTTCGTTAGTATTTTCCTTATTCAATAAGGTGAAGTCGGTTAATGAACAATTTTCCTTCCCTGTTAATGCCGTCATTATGGTGCAATTTAATCCCGCAAACGCCCAATCATAAAAAGGGAGCGTAAACGGTACTTCACCGAAATAACGCCCCCAATCCGCAAGTTCACTAGACGACATTTCACTCAGCATTTTATGCCAATCTAATCGCCTAAATTCATGAGCTAAACGTAAAATAAATTGATGTTCACGGGTTCTTACTTTTCCAATGACTCATAAGATGTGGGTTCTCCATTTTCTTCTGGAGAAGAAGATTTTGATGATGGGTTATTAGGTAACATATCACTCAGTAATAATACTTCTTTTGCCACACTTTCTAACATGCTTGGAGGCCATGTATTAATAACCTCTTTGTAAACATCATTTACCTCTTGAGCTCCTTGTTGTTGTAATGAGCAAGAAACTAACCAAGCATTCGCTTCTACAGATAAACGTAAATAAAAAGCGGTGCGTTTAATGTCATCATTGTTTTTCTCTGGCGCTTTATGTTCTGATTGTTCAACAAGAAAATCGAAATACTCAACACGCTGTAATGCTGATAATTCATGTATCACAATATTGTTTTCACCATAATTGAGTGTTTTTTGTTTTAAAAACATAATTTATTCCTCTTCTTCAGTGAGTTGAGTCACTGTTTTTATTATTACAGGCGGGTTAGGTAAAATTTCAGCTAATGTAGGGCGGCCGTTGTTGGTAATTTTAATTGTACGAGTGATCATTTCTTTCGCGGTGACGGTTTTACCTAATGCGCTTACCCAGCCTTGGTAAATATCGACAGCACCATTAGGAAAACGAATGCGATAGTAACGAACATTTCCTTTATCAAACCAATGAATGATCTCCTTTTGTCCTGATTCATTAGGTAGCCATGCCAGTGTAATACTCGCTTCACCCGCTGATTTTTCACCTTGCGTGGTTATTTTCCAATCCGCATTTTCATCATCAAGATAAGTGTCGTCTTGGCTTTCGGCTGTCATTTCTCCAGGTTGAAGTTCTTTTACTTTGGCTATTTTTATCCAATCTGTATTTGAAAAAGGGGCTTCCAATGGGTTATTTTCACCGAGATAAAGCCATAATGTGGTACCTGTACCTTTAATCGGTGTTAGTGAGGTTATAGTCATAATCGCCTTACAATACATACTGTATGTGGTAGGTAAGATCAGCAGAACACCATAAGCCAACATCATCATCGCGCTGATAGTCATAACCATGAGGTGTCATGACATCAATTAAGGAGGTGAGCGAAGGTAGCGTATTCAAGGCTGGATAAATTAGTGTTTCTATCCATTGATCTAATTCGGTATCTGGTTTTTTCGCTTCGAGAAAAAGAGTGATATGGATAATCGCTTGCCAACTATCCGCATCAAGCGTATCGCTAATCGAAACCGCATCTGTTAAATAAATTGCAATGGCGGGTAATTCTTGTGTATCAATAAAAAAGGGGCGTCCATCAAAAAATGTCGCCCCCGTTACATAAGGTATTATCGCCTCTTTCACTTTCTGTCGTATTTGAGCATGTTTGGTCATCTCGTCCTCTCGTTAATATAGAGCCTCAATTGTTGCTTCAAGGCATACCCTATTTCTTTTGACATTTCTGAATGTATTAGTCGTTGAGTCTCTTCTTGAAAGGCTTGGGTCAGAGGTGTAACAAGTGGGATTTTTACAACATCAATGGGATATTGATCCTTTGTAACACGTTGAAGAACATGCCAGCGCCCGTTATTAAGTTGCTGAATAAAGGCATTAGGAAAAGTAAATTTCCCTACTTTAAGAACGCTCCCCTGATTTTTTTGATAACGTTGTTTTCGAGTCAGTTGAAGTCGAGCTTTACCTAATGCAATCGCAGGTAAGTTACCTCGATTTATCACCAGCCTTGCACGAGGTTTTGTGTAATTACTTTTAGCTTTATTGAGTTTGACACGTTGTCGAATTAATCGCTGTGGTACGCCTGTTTTTTTCGCCACTCGCTTTACACTATGGCTGATCACCCGTGTTGCAACACGGTTAATCGCTTGTGCCGTCGCTTTAGGAACCATTTGATCATTGATGCTGTTCAGGTTTTTTATTGCCTGATCGAGTCCTTTCATATTTGTTCCTTATGTTACCCATATATGCGGTTTTCCATTAAATTGTTGATAGCGAGTCACTTTATAAATGTGATTATCCACTTCAACCTCATCACCACGTTGAGGTCGATAATCTTGGGAAAACACGATATAGCTCACGCTATCGCCCTGAATTGGGCCTAATTCAACCATAAAATAAGCGTCAATGGCTTGATAAACGATCCCATTTATTCTGATGCTTTTTCCAATACGTTTTGCCGTAAGACTATCCATTTGATAACGCAAGTATTCAAATACACTCATTTTTTCCTTCTATTCTTGTTTAGGCATAGCAACATTTAATTTCACTGCAATCGCGCTGTCAGAAGCTTCAACATCCTGCCATACCATCCCTGCTGGCATGCCTTCTGTCTCCACAACTTCATTATTTTTGACCAATGCGACTGTGCCTGCTTTTAGCGTGATCCCTACTTTTTTGTTAAGTAAAAAGACACCTTCCGTGATCCCATCCCCCACACTTTTTATTGCAATATCGGTCAATGCAACCGTGGCAACTTTCCCCACAAAAACTAGCTGACCACTTTTGATCCTATGTTGAGTGGTGTTATGTATGGCGATAGTGTTTCCTGCTTGTACATAATTTTTAGCCATAAAAACTCCTTCCGATGCCGAAACACCGGATTTTAGATATAAAAAAAGCCCATCAGGGCATCAGGATAAAACGAAGAAAAAAGACGTCTTACTTACCAGTTACTTTCAGCAGACCGCGATAATCAACCGGTGCTACACCCGCATCAATACGCACTTTCGTAGTGACACCATCAGAGGTAAAGCCTTCAAGCTGATCAATATATGGCACATCAATCCCGTTTAAGTACGCCACCTCAATGGTGTCGCTACCTTGACGTGAGGCCATATACCAATCTTTCTCGCTCGCATCATCTAAACGAGGTTCAGCAATAATTTCCGCTAAATCACGCACCGGGTTAATAATATTGGCATTAACATCAGCGCCTTTCACACTGCCTGATTTAACCACTTGGATAGCTTGTGTTTCCAGTGTGGTCGGTACCAACATAAACGCGGGGCGAATATTGAGTGTACGCTCACCTTCTTTTTGTTGGCGCATAGCGGTACGACCTGCGCTGATGGTTTCTACATCCATCCCACCGGTGATCATGTTTTTATGATCGGCACTAAATAGCGCTTTTTTATCGCTCATTTTTTCATTGTCGATAAGCACCGCATATACCAAATCGCCGACTGTCGCTTTAGCTGCACGACCGAACTTCATTGGCACATCCGTCAGCATGTTCATATCATCATTGATAATGGCTTGACGGGTAATGCTAAATAACTCACCGTAGGTCGCCAGCGCGATGGTTTCACCTTTATCATCGAGCGTAACGTATTTATACTCGGCACCTTCACGCACTTGACGTAAGGAAGGGAATGCCCCTAATCCCACACGATGTGCAGTTTTAAAGTCACTGAGTTGTCCTTTTTTCGTCCATTTCTCAAAGGTTTCGTCATTTTCTTCCCAACCAAGCAAAATCGCTTTATTCGCGACATCCAGCAGGATATTACCGAAATCAGAGGTGCTGTGCGTAAAGGCCATACCAATCATTTGCATCGGATTATACGTAGCCACGCCAACACCACGCTCCGTCAGTGATGCGCGTGCTAACTCACGCAGTGTCATGCTGTTATAGGCGTTATCTTTTTCATAATCCTGATAACCCGCGCGTGCCATCACAGAGGCACGCACACTGTCACCCACGATATTGCCGTTTCCAGCGTAAATATGTGCATTACCTTTATTTGATGGTTCAGGATTTTGTTGTTGTGCAACCGTGTTAAGTAATTGCTCACGCGCTTTCTCAATAGAACAGCTCGCATCCGCTAAACAAGTAATCATCAAATCATTGTGACGACCACCGAACATGGCAAATAAATCTTTAATCCCATTTAATCGCGCTTGTTCGTCAGCATAGGTGGCGCTAGGTTGTGGCTCCGGTGCTGGCACTGGAGTTGGATGAGGTTGTGTAGGACTCGTGGTGTTTTTAGGGGTAATTTGATTTTTAATTGCACTTGGCATAGATGAAAATTCCTCAATTCGTTTAGATGTAAGACTTGCCATTGCTTTTACTGGCTCAATCACTTTATCGGCGAAACCGTGTTCAACACACTCGTCACCATCCAGCCATGTTTCCTGCTCTAACATGGCGGTAATTTCTTCTGTTGTTTTTCCTGTTTTCGCCACATAAGCAGGGATTAATACGTTTTCTAACTTGTCGAGCAAGTCAGCATATTCGCGCATATCATTCGCATCCCCCCATGAAACGCCCCACGGTTTGTGGATCATCATCATGGCATTTTTCGGCATAATGACCGTGTCACCGACCATGGCAATGACCGACGCCATTGAGGCGGCCAAACCATCGATATAAACCGTGATTGTTGCAGAATGGTTTTTAAGTTGGTTATAAATGGCGATACCATCAAATACCTCACCACCCGGCGAGTGAATATGCAGATTGATATGGCTGAGATTACCCAGCGAGAGTAAATCTTCTGTAAAGCGTCTTGCGCTAATTCCCCACCCACCAATTTCATCATAAATATAGATATCTGCAGTTTGGTCTTCTTTAGCCTGCATGCGAAACCAGCTTTTTTGATTTGCTGGCCCCGACATTTTAGGCATCGTCATCGATTTCTTGTTGTTTAGCATCTTGTGCCCCTTTGTCATTAGCAGGATCAGTATCAAATACCAGTCCTAATCGTTTATTTTCGTCAATTTCGGTTTTACGACGACGTTTCACATCCGCAGGGTTGCCCCCTTTGGCACGTATCCAGTCACTTTCTGTTGACGCACCACCGCGTAATAAGGTTTTCCATGCCTCAGACTCTTTTTTCGGATCAATCCACGGCATCACAGGGCCACTGTAAACCGCATTAAACAGTGATTTAGGGTCAACATCAGGTGGCACGGCGACCACACCACTGGCTATCGCCATTTTTAACCAATTGCGATACATCGGACGGCTAATACCTGCCACAAAGGTATCTTGGAAAATGTTATAACCTTCAAATGACTCCACCAGCTCTTGTCGTTGAGCGCTATATGTACCGTTATAGTCACGGGCGATACTGGAATAACTGCCCCGACTGCCTGCAGAAACTGCACGTAATTGCCCATTGCGAAAAGTTTGTAGATTAGGATTGGGTCGGTCTGATTTGATCATGCCCACTTCTTCACCCGGTTTTAATCCGTCGTAAATCATGCCCGGCTGAATATCGATGTTACGTTGCTCATCTTCGTCGTATTCACCCTCTGGGAAAGAGCCAGCATCCCCTTTCTTGATGTACATCCCCAATGAAGCTGCAATACGTGCGGAGGTTAATTCCGCATCTTCGTAATCTTTTAACGCACTTAAGCGCATTAAGATCCCCGAAAACAAACTGACACCTCGCGCTTGATGAAGCCGGCGAGTGAACTTCAGGTGCAACATGTTTTCGGCATCAATGGTTTTGATATCCCCTAAATTGGCACTGAATTGGGGGAGGTTTTTATACACCTGATACCCTGTGGGTCGCCCCCACTCATTGAATTTAATGCCTTGGATAATCTTACTTTCTGGCATATTCATGTGGATCGGCACAAAGTCAGGCTCTAAGGCTTCTAGCCAAAAATAGATATTGGCGTGAGGTTCTAATCCTTTGGCTTTACCTTTGACCAGTTGAGCAAAGACTTCACCATCACGTAGCCATGTTCTCACCAATAAACGTTCTAATACAGGGCGACTAAATTGCCCTGTCACTTCGGGTAACACGGACCATTCCGCCCAGGCTTGACGAATTTGCGACGCTAAATCCTCATGGATTTGCCCTGCGCCATCTAAGGGCTGAGGCTCAACAATAATGCCCTTTGCCCCGACAATGCGCTCTTCCATCTTGTCGAGAATACCGATAGAGATATCATGATTATTATCTAGCCACCGCGCTTGCTCCCGTAATGATGCCCCACCGAATTGAGTTAGCTGGTTACCATTGCGATTTTCACGTTTAGCGGGATGTGTGCGAGTGGGTAAAACGGCTTCATAAGCTTTAATTTGTAATCGAGAGCGGAGGCGTGAGGCTTGCCAGTTTGGGGCGAAATAACCAATGGCGTTGTCTAATAATGTCATCTAAACCTCGCTAATTTATACATTGGATTACCTCGTTTTCGTGATATCAATGCCGATAAACGGGCTTCCCAACGCTCACGACCTTTAATGATCTCGTTGAGGTTTTCCATTGTCATGGCTTGTCCATTAAAGGTGATGGATTTGCCTTTTAACACCGCCTCTTCCGCTAAACGGTATTGCTCAATCATGTGTTCAATTTCTTCTTTCGTCATATCCAGCCTCCGCTGTTTGATACCGGTGCCCATGCTGATACGGCAGGCATTTCCTGTTTTTGGATTTCGGGTGAGGGTTTTATTTCAGGCTCTGTGGCGATATCGGCAATTGACGGAGATGAGGAAAGCGTTACATCAGGCAACCTTGCCCATTTAGGCGGTTTTTCCCAATTGATCCCTTCGTACCCCTTTAATATCACCAAGGCATGGGCGTAAACCATCAAGTCAAATGCCTCATTAGCGCCTCGACCCGGTTTTTCCCAATGCCCTTTTTCATCACGCTCTTCATACGTCAACTCGTCATAGAACGATTCATCCAGCCAATCAGGGAAATGAATATAATTAGGCCCGACGGTATCGCGCGATAACGCAGAACTGATCCGATCTTTAAGTTGGTCTGTTTGCAGTAAATAAAGAGGCACATCCCCTTTGGCTTGGGCGCGCCTTTCAGAACGACTGGTGTTATCAGGGAATGATTTAGTAATTAACTTACTGCGTTTATGCCCGTCGCCCTTAAAGAGATAGACTTTACGGTGTAATCCCTCTTTTCGACAGCGACGCCAAAATTTATAAGCATTATCAGTAACGCCATCTTCACCACCAGAGTCTACGCCCAACATCATGATTTCCATTTCATGGTGAGGATAATGTTGCAATGGATAGGTTTTCTCTAATACATCGGTGATTAATACTTGCCAATCTTCGGGATACGAACCCGGATCGATTCGACGGCATTCACCGTTGTTGTCATAACGTAGAGATTGCGTGATTTCAAATCGGTCAATCACCCAGCGCTCGCCTTTTTCGCCATAACCGACCACCTGAACCACAAAGCGTCGTTTTTTACCGCCCTGTACGTCAACTGTGGCAACCAAGAACCGTACACCATCTGGCACAACTGATTCTTCCCAACTTTCTACACGATTGATTAATTCATCGCTCCGGCGTTGCTCTTGTGCTGTGCGCGGTAAATAAGGCAAACCCCAGTCTGTATTGGTGACGGCTTTTAGGGTTTCTTCACTGCCGGTTAATTCGTATTCTTGTTCTGCAGTTAGTAACTTATAAACTAACTGAGACAACGTTTGATAAGCAGCAGCAGGTCCTTCCATCCAAAAAGAGGCAATACGCGAACGACGCCCTGTGCCTGAGATCTTCCCTTGCTTATCAATGGACTGCCCTTCAATCAACCACACCCCTTTATTATTGAGTTCCCGTTTTTGATGGGGTTCGATGCGACCTAAGCAGTGCTGACATTCCACATACGCAGATTCACTCGCTTCTACGGGATCTGGATTGTCACGATACCCCTTTACCGCATCATAAATAGGCTGAAAATATTCGTGGCAGTGAGGACATTGCCAGTACCAGCGACGGCGATCCCCCCGATTATAAAGCGATAAAATGCCCGTTGTGGGCGGAGCTTCGTGAGGGGATAAACGACTCCATTTAGTATCGGTAATATCTCGTCCCGGAGAGCTTTCCACCAACGTCATACCCGCTGACATAAAAGTGGTTGTCCGTTTTGAGGCTAAAGAAAAGCCATCCCCTTCACCGTCAATATCTTCAGGAAAACGGTCATAATCAGTGAGTGCCACACATTTAAAGTCAGATGAGGACATCACATTAATCGATGGCCACCCCATTTTTAAAAAACTGCCCGATAAAAAGTATTTATCAAACACGTTATTATCGTTACGACGAGGACTGAGTTGCTTACTGACTTCAGGACTGCAACGAAAGGTACGAGAAAGCCGTTTTTTACTGTGCTCTTGTGCTTTGTCTTGCGTCATTTGCACCAGCAACATATCCGAAGGGTCGCACACAATATTGTAAATTACCCACCCATCAATTAACCCGACCGTCTTTCCTGTTCTCGCAGGACCGACAAATATCACTGCATCATAGAGCCGTGACGATAAACAATTCATAGGTTCAACAATGTAAGGGGATACTGCTGGGTCCCAAGGAACAGAGTTACCCGCGCCTACTGGTACGCGCATATATTTTGCCACAGCATCCGCAACTGGCATTCGCCTCGGTGCTTTGATGAGTTGAGCCACATTCTTACGTAACAAAGAGGCAGATATTGGTTTAACCATTTCCCCTCCTTTTAATCCTCCTTAAGCTCATCGTCTGCTAGCACTTTTATCGCAATTTGATCACGTAGGTCATCAATCACTGCTTGTATTTGAAAAACCGCTGAAGGCGTTAATGCACAATCGCGCTCTAATATATCTGGTAACGTTTCCAATACTTGCACCATCGCTTTAGCCAGTACTGAATATTCTCGTGCAACATCTGAAGCCGGCAATAACTCCCCCACTTCTTGCTCAAACTTCAAACGCTCCCGCTCAGACTGATACCACGCTTTTCGATCTTGAGGTTGCATGTCTTGACTATCAATCGATGCATGAGCTTTCATTGTTTCGGCTAAAATATCGCTAAGTGCATAAAGTTTGAGGTTTGAGTTATTGGTATTAACAGGTGTGAGATTTTTAAGGCGTGATGAAACGGTCTGTCGATGTATTCCTGATAATACAGCTATCTGGCTAATATTGAGTGTTAGCTGTTTGAGTTTTTGATCCATCATTGCATGTAAATAGTGAATAAAAAACCCGCGTTGAGCGGGTGTTCGCAGTGGTATTTAACTTTATTGTGTTAGGGAATCAATATAGTCAAAAAGAAATTGAGCATCAGTCTCGTTTAATTTATTAAAATATTCGGTTTTTCTTTTTTCAAAATCTTCACCTTTATGAGGCCATTTATTACACCACTCATTTATATTTGTATTTTTTTCGAACCATTGCATTTCATAGCAATATTTATCTGCTATTTGATTAATTAAGTTCGTAGTTTCACCTTTAGTTCTTGTCGCTGTAACGATCAGATCACATCCATGACTAATTAATTTCCCAACTGTTTTATCTACTATTTCTTTATAATCACCTTCTGTAGAAATTCCTATTTTAATACCATTTTTCTCAAAAATAGCGATCTCATCACTTGAAGATAATTCCCTTATTTTTAATTCAAAAGGAATAGAATAGCTTTTATCTGATTCAAACTTATCAATCAATTTGCTCAGTGTTTGAGTTTTACCTCGTTCACTTGCACCAAAAACACCTAACAATAATTTTTTACCAAGTTTCATTATGGGATAGTCCACTTTAAATAATGATTTATGATATACGTGCTGAATGTAATAAATACAAGTCACTACATCACATTCTTATAAATATTAAAAAAAATTCCTGTAGAAAATAATGAATTGTAAAACATGCTGATGAACAAAAAACGTTCACGATCATCAGTATTTATTATTTATATATTTAAAAATTAATAAGTTAATTCAATAGTGATGATGCTAAAATAAAATACAAAAATTTGACGTTTTCCGCGAAGCCCTCGCCCCGTGGGAAGGGAGGCTATTGGGAGTACCTTTTGTAATTTATTCTATTCTTCAAGCTATTAACGAATTAATAGATAGATATTAATTTATTAAATATTATTGAAAACTTTATAAATAACAAAGAATTAATCATTTTAACAAAGATAAAATTTTATCCGCATTCTTCTTACTCATTGGAACATATTCACTCATATCATTTGCATCGAGCTCTTCTTTTAATGAATCATACACAACACTAGCAAAGATATTACAGTCTAATTGTTTTCCGCTCATTTTAATTTCTTGAACTATACGATAATGTTTAAGTAAATCGGTATCAAATCTAGGATTTAAAGACAATGGTATTTGATCTCCTTCGCCATTTACTTCATTTCGATTATCACGCATTAGAAGATAAATTTTATCAAACTCTATATTTTCTTGAGCGGCTGCACATGCAAAATAAGATTCATAGGTTGCTGCTATAACTACCGTTCTCGCCATTAATGCGTGTGCATTTATTGATAAGAATAAAAATTGAGTTATAACTAATAATTTTATTATGATTTTCATTAAATCTAGCCAAATTAAATTTTATAAAAGTTGTTTAACATAATAGCATTATAATTATATATTCCAATACATACTATTAATTAATCTTATTATTATCAAAAAATTTATAACTGTAGTTATTGATTTATTCTATTTTGATATACTCCTGCAATCCCTTAATCATTCTTTCCGACTCGGCAATTCGCTCTCTAAGTAGCCAATAATTTCGGATAGCGGTGTCAGTAGGTCTGGCGGGGGTTGCATCATCCATGCTGGAGGTGGAATTTGTGGTGATACGAGAGGAGCACTCGGCTCTGATATACACCCGCTTAGGATTACGCTCAGCCAAAATACGCAACCCATCAATTTTCTTTTTCGCATTAACTAATTCCTTAGTGTGTTTAATATCGAGCTGATTTAATAGAGTTACCCGTTTTTGATAATCGTGATTTATATTCACTAGCTCTTTTAAACGACTGGCTAGCTCCTTATTAGCATCGTTTAATCTATTGAGTTTTTTTGATTGCTCATTTACCACCATATAACCACCCGCAATGATAACTATCGCTATAGTCATGATATAAACTTTCCAATTCATTATTGATTAATACCTATGATGAGAAATAGCGCGTTGACAACGTTTAGCTAAACTCGCTTTATCATTTGAACAAAAAGGATCAATGGAAAGATAAAAACTGAAGATAACAATAAGAAAAAGAGTAATAATAAAGCACAAAATAATAATTAAAGATTTCCATGGCATAAAGTAGATTCCATTTCACGGCGATTAATTAAGCCCTTCCATACTTTTCCACCAGCATAAACCCAGCGTTTCATTTCTTCACAAGCACCATGTTTATCACCTGCATTTAATTTATTGAGTAAAGTAGAACGCGCAAATGCAGTTATTCCAACATTAAAAGCAAAAGAATATAAAGAGGCTTGAGTGTGATTATCGAGGGATACTTTAACTAAAGCATCGACTTGTCGTTGTATTTTAATAAAATCTTTTTGTAATAAAGCATCACATTCTTGCTGTGTGTATAGCCTATTCTGAATGATGTCATTGCCAGTATGTCCGTAGCAAACCGTCAGCACACCAACAACATCACGATAAGGTTCGTAATGCACACCTTCAAAATAACTAATCATAGTTATCGCAATACTTACTACACCTGCACTCGCAACTGCAGCTACCTTTTGTTTTAGATTCATTAAATGTCCTTTTTAGCTTTAGTCAGTATTTCACCAACTATCTTTTCTATGTCTCGCGGATCACTAGAACAATTTCGATGAACTAGCTCGGCAAATAACGCTGTTCGTTTCCGCTGTTCTCGCCATGTCATCAGATAAGTTGCTAATCCAAGCAGCATGCTAAATCCCATCCCTATTACAAATCCCCATTCATACAATGAGATACTTGCAAAAAAGGCAGTTAAGCCAGCCGTTCCGTAGGTAACATTGGTCAATTTTTCCATGCGCATATACACCCCTATGGAGTGTCCGTTGATGATTAATATGAGTGAGTTAAACAAGAAACAGTAAAACTTAAGTTAAACTGATAGGTTATTCCAATGTAATGAACCGAAAGGATGGCTGATTTACTTCGGTAAAGAAGCTTTATGAAATATGAATTTGAAAAAATAAAAGATCTAAAAATTAAAGTAGAAAAATGATGTATGCCACACATTTTTTATTTTCATTGTTAGCAAAGCTAATGACTAATGGTAATAAAAATAAAAAATAACGTTTTTAGAATGTTAAATAAAACTCTAAAATGGAATGAGCAACTACTAGTTAAAGAGCAAATAGCTCTAATAGGTCAAACAACTAAAAAGCTTTAAGTGGTAAATAGTAGAGCCATTAGTGTAGCTTTATTAATAGTTTCTAATTTATAGCTCATTAATTGCATGCTAGCTATTTTTTAACTCTATTATTTATTGTCCTCGTTCTTCCACTTGCATTGATGCCATACTAACTGCAATTTATAATTTTTTATGTTACATAACTATCTCTTATACGAAAAAGGCCACCAAAGGAGGCCTTATAATTTTACTTTACTAATAAATTAACAAGTAAATTTTGTTTTAAGGGACGGATACTCATCAGAGCGACATGATGGGCACCATGATTGTACAATATGACGTCCATCCCCCATATCTCTCATTCCAAAGTCTTCATACCTATAGAAAATATGAACACCCTTATTGGATGAGCATTTGGGACAAGATTTCAACAACTCACCATCTATTTCTATCTCTTGAGATTCAGATAATGGATATTTACATCCCCGACAAACAACCATTCATTACCTCCATTTAAGTATGAAGATAATTTAATAACATTTAGCTTAAGTCAATTCGGTGATTAAAATCGCACTTCTGACTTTACTGACCTTGCCAATACTTGCTTAATGAGTACTGATTATATCTATAACAATGTATTATTTATCTCTTTCTCTGTTTGTTCGAAGCGTTCTTTTTCTAGCTCAACACCTAAAACCTCTCGATTAAGTTTTAGTGCTGCTTTCAGTGTTGCCCCTGAGCCCATAAAGAAATCAGCCACTAAATCACCTTCACGGCTACTAGAACGAATGATATGTTCCATCATAGCTGATGGCTTTTCACAAGGATGCTTGCCAGAATAATATTGCACTGGAGGATATGTCCATACATCAGTGTAAGGAACATCAGCTGTAACAAAAAAAGGACGCTTCGATAATCCGTATTCTTCAACCAATACTTGATAACGTATCTGAGAAACTTTATGTTCTGACAGCAAATCATCATAGGTACGTAATAACGGTGATAACTGATCAATATGCGTAGCTCGTTGTGAAAATAACATTTGTAATTTTTGATAGTCATCCCTTAATGGTAATTGCCACTGACTGCGACCAAACCAGTGATTAGCCATTTTCTTCCCTGTAACTTTATTTATTTGTTTAACACCAACCTGTAATGCTGATCGTGCATCGATAAAATAATCCATTAGCGGTTTAAATACTTGTTGCTTGAGTTCACGACACTTTATAACAAACTCAGCCCCTTTTGCTTGTACTGGTCTTTGATAATGTTCCGCAAACAATATTCGTTCTGTCGAAGGAAAAAATGCACGCAGGCTTTCTTTATTCTGGCGTCGCCAAGGACCTGAAGGTTTAGCCCAAATAATATGACTTAGCATATTAAATCGCCCTTTTACTAATAATTCAGTATCTGAGGCAAGCTTAGAGCCACAAAATAAATACAAGCTTCCATTCGGTTTCAATACTCGCCAAAACTCAGTTAATACGTCATCTAACCACGCTAAGTATTCTGCTTCATTTGCCCATTGATTATCCCATGCACAAGATTTAACCCGAAAATAAGGGGGATCTGTCACTATCAAATCAATACAATTCTCTGGTAACGCTTTCAGCACAATTAATGCGTCATTATTATATAATTGCATCTATATCCTTTATTGAGGCAACAAAAAAGCCAGAAATTATCAAATTTCTGACTTGTATTTATATTTAATATAAAAGAGTGCAAAAACAGGTGGTAATTTATAGCTCTTTTATTGGATATGTTTTTTCCGTTTTAGAACCATCACTATAAATTTCAGAAATCGTGATATCCCCACCATTTACAGAATATTTCACAATGCTATCTAGAGGATCATCCCTCCATCGACCAATACTATCAGCATTATTTGATGCCCAAATTACCTTTTCACCGTTTAGCTTGCATTTAATAGCCCAGCGACTTTTATCCACTGAACGAATGTAATGAACATAAGCAATACCGCTTTCAATAGTATCTAATTGCATAATCTTATGATCTCGACCAAACATGGTTGCCGCAGACGCTTTACATACTTGCCCTACATCGACATTTTGTGCAAAAACAGAAGAACTAAACAGTAGTGATAATAATAAGATTTTTTTCACAAATTTAATCTCTCATTTAAGATAAGTCATTATGTATATCGTCAATTAATCGAAAAGCTTTATCTTAAATTTTAATTTATAAAGTAATTATTCGGTCTTATCTTTATCTACGGCTTATCAAGTGTAAATTCATCTTTTATGCAAGAAAAATATGAACTGACACCTTTTATTATAATATAAAGTATTTAATCAATTCTTTTACTTGTTCGCTTATAAAAATCATCTTGTTTTAAAATTAATTCCGCCATTTCTAATTGAGTGAGTAAAAATTCGCAACTTTCATAACTGAGTTTTGATTCACTTACGATTTCTATTATATCCTTACCTACACTTTGTGATATCATTTCTAATACATCATATGCCTGAATAGTCATATCACTCTGTTTTATCATGATATTTTACACCTTTTATTTAAAAGAGAATATATCTAAAGATGTAACTCCTCATCCTAAAAACAGCAAGTTTTTTGTCAGATTATTTTTAAATAAATAACTTTATTGATAATTGTAAAAACAAAAAATATTAATTTATATATTTAAGATATTTTTATAAAAACAAATACTAATTCACTACATTTAAAAATAGGAATCACTTCAATTGAAAAAATACAATAATTATTTAAAATAAAAAATGTTAACCGATGTATTAACAAATTACTTATAATACATTATTTCATCAAACTCATATGGGTATATTATGATTAATAAAAATTGGCATGCAGCAGATATTATCGCATCATTAAAGAAAAAAGGGACAACGTTAGCAGAGATCTCCAGAGGTGCTGGTTTAAGTTCCTCAACTCTAGCTAATGCGTTGTCCCGACCATGGCCTAAAGGTGAACAAATTATCGCTCAAAAACTTAATTTGCCACCTTCAACAATATGGCCTGAAAGATATTTTGATGAAAACGGAAATCAAATTATCCGAAAAACAAGAGAACAAAAATTTAATGATAAAAATAAAGAATAAATTCATCATTAGCAATATTTATTATAATATAATTCAATGATATCTTCTGCCAGATTATCATTAACAGTATAAAAATAACATTCAGGCAAATTAAGTACTTTGGCTAGCTTACATACCATATCAAAGCTTGGTTTATGTAACCCAGACTCGTATTGCGAAATTCTAGAACGAGAACTAGCTATTTCCATTCCAACTAAAGCACCTAATCTTGCCTGAGTCAACTTTGCCCTTTTACGGGCATATCTCAATCTAATAGGAACCATAATTCAAAACTAATTACTCTTCAAAATTAATATAATATTTATTTTATCTATTCTATCTCACCTCCCAATTATTAAACAAATAGCAATTTCTTTAAAAATAGTATTTTATTTTAGTAATTCATTTATTTTATATCATAAAGTAAAAAAACGTGTATAGCACTTCTTTAAAAAAATTTATAGTAAATTATATTTTTCATTATAAATAAGAATTAACTCTTCTGCGAATTCATCATTTAAAGTGTAAAAATAATTTTCTGGTACTTTCAATATTTTGGCAAACCGGCAAATAGTTTCAAAATTAGGACGATGTGTGCCTGACTCATATTGGCAAACTCTAATTTTAGCTGACTCTTCATCTATCTCAGCTAAAATTCCTAACTCCTCTTGAGTTAATTCAACTCTTGCTCTTGCTGTTTTTAGTCTTTTAGGGATCATAATAACTCTAACATTTAAAATGAAGATGTAAGTTTATATCATAAAAATTCAAACCTTAAAAATTAAGCATTACTTAACAAGATTAGGCCATATAAACATTAATTAAAATAGTATTTGATATTTCATTATTTAATATTACCGTTTTAAATAAAACATAAGTCAGGTAAATATCTTTATTTTTATTAGATTAACAGCTAGTTTGCGTAGCGCGTTAATACTTTTTTATTTAATTTGTTTTCTTATAACAAGAAACTTCATGATCCATCTCTAAACGTATTTCTAACATTGCCAGCCCACCTTCAACAAAACCCTCTGCGACTTGTATAATTTGACGAACTCGGCTTTCACTTATTTTCCAACGCCTCGCAATACTTCTTTTAGTATGCTGATAAATATAATGTAATATAAGTGCATTCACCTCTTCTTCTTTTCTCAGTTGTTTTAGGCGAGCGATAGCTGAATCAATGATCAATCCATCATCATCGCAACAACTTATACGAGATGATGATTGATAAGGTAATATCCCTTTAAAACCCGCAGCAATATGAGAATAATCCACACCACTTTGTACATCAGATGCCCAAGCACCCCATCGTTCTAATACTTGCTGTATATCTCTCATGTCGCAAATACCTTTATCCAATACTATTGTGGTGTGTTGAACGCGCAATTAACTGTGCGGACTGATACCAAATTTCTTTCCAAAGCGCTTTAGCATTATGAATATGCATTCGCCCTAAACCACGTTGTAAGGCGATTTTTTTCGCGAGGATCTGAAGGGCTGTTTTAGGCTTCCATGCTGAACTAAATAACAGACTAAATGTGTTATCTCTTTCAGCACAATCGATTTCAATAGGGATCTCACCCTCCTTTAAGCACCGCCCATTTTGATAAGCCGGTCGTCCTTTTAATTGCCATTTTTTCGCTTTATCAAGATACTCTGCACAATTGTTTTTATGGAACAGAGTTTTAGGTCTTAAATAATCCTGCATTTTATTATCATTAAGCCATTTTGCTGTTAGGTAATCGGTAATTAAGATCAATTCATCAACTTGAAAACCATCAGCTAACCTCGCTCGAACATAGCTCAATGTGATTTGACATTCTCGATAATGGGAGTGGGTTGTTTTATTAAAATAGCGAATAATGTCTATTTCAGGCCGCTCACGATTTGGCAATGAGCAATCTGAACAAGATCTTTTAAGGTTACTCTTTGTAGTAATCTTTGTTGTATTCTCTGTAAGAAGAGCCCTATTTGAACTGTTCTGAGGCTGACTTTTGCTTCCCTTCCATTGTTCCTGTTTGGCACCATCGAATGTACGTATTTTCGTTTTATTATCACTACCTTCTTCATTCGTCTTTTGCTCTTCATCTTCTGTTTTCAAAATCTTATGCTGATAATTAATACTATAAAAGTTAGTACGATCATGAAGGTGTTTGTTGAGCTGTCTCACTTCAATCAATCCAGCCGTTCGAAGATGAGTAAAGACGCGTTTTAGTGTTGATAGAGATAAGTAGGGAAACTGTAAATGCCAATCAGGTAATGTATTGTAGATCCATCGCCGTCCTTCATATTCAACACCCGATGTTGTTTCTGTTATCCAATAATGTAATTGTTGCAAAACAATTGCTTCGTATAACCCAATTTGAACTGCTAATTCAGGTATGACTATCTGAGGACGTGTTTTTTCCATTAATAATTTCATGTGAATTCCTTTTTCTACCATTCTTTTAAAAAAAAGATGCGCATCAAATTAAAAATAATTTAATTGAAAAAATAACAAAAGATGGTAATTCCACTTTTGTTTTGTAAAATATTCCGTTGCATTAATTTTAATTAGCACACTTAACGAAAAAATCTAATTCGTTATTACTATTGAAACTATCGTGAGTTAAATTAATAGGATTAATTTAAATAACATCTTTATAGATTAAATTAATCAGTTATCGATTACGCTATTAAAATTAACAAATAGAGAATGGACACGCAAATCATTTTTACTTAAATAAAAGGAAATGGGAATTACATGAGAAACAAAATGCATACCCGAATTAGAGAGCGTCGATTGCAATTAGCTTTAACACAAGAGTCATTAGCAAAGATGTTAAGTGTCAGCCGAGTTTCTATTACAAAATGGGAAACCCAAGTCACCGAGCCCGACGGGGAAAACTTACAAATGCTGGCTAAAGTTCTTGAAGTTTCACCCGAATGGTTACTTTATGGTGGAACATCATCCGATGCTGATGCATTAATAATCACACGCAAGACAATGAATATTCGTCAAATTCCCGTTATCACACTAGAGCAAACCATTGATTGGAATGCACGTTATGAAACATTAAGATTAAGTGATATTCAAACTTGGTGTTATGCAACAGTACCTGTTTCTGAGCAGGCTTATGGGCTTGTGTATCAAGGTGAATCAATGACTAACCCTTACTCGCTCCCCTCCATACCAAAGGGTTCAACGATTATTATCGAGCCGGAATTTAAAAATAATATTGAATTATATGGAAAGATAATCATCGCGAAAAATTGTATTACCCATGATGTGGTAATTAAGAAATTGATATCAGAACCCCCTCATCTTTATTTGGTTTCATTAAATACCGCCTTTACACCTATATTATTAACTCATGATTATCAAATCATTGGTTATGTGATACAAATTATTCAAACACTTTAACTTATTTAGTTTAATTTATTGAGCTGGATCACTTCAGCTCAATATGTACTTCCCCTCACAGTGTTATTGCCTATAAAGAAACATAGAGTACAATTAATCACAAGTAACAAACACCCACGCATTTAAACGATAAGGGAATAAAAGACTATAAATATAATTACGTATTAATTAGTCATCAAATAAATACAGCATTCATTTATTTAAAATAAAGGAATAATCATTATTAATTCATTTTTAATAATATAAGGAAAGAATAATGCAAGTATTAACATTAAAAGAGTGGGCTGATAAACGATACAAAAGTCGTCCGCCGTCTCTCACCACATTAAGTCGCTATGCGCGATTAGGTTTTTTCTGCCCTCCCGCAAGGAAAGAAGGTGGCATGTGGCGAGTAAGAGAAGATGCGGATTTAGTCGGCATGTTAGCTATCCCTTCAATCAATACCTTTGATGATCCAATATTAAGGAAGATACTGAAAGATGACCGGACGACCTCGTGAGAAGAACATTGATATCCCCAATTTATATACAACGTATCATCCAAGAATGCGAAAAATGTATTGGCGATATCGTCACCCTATAACGGGTAAATTTCATTCCTTGGGCGCTGATGAAACTCAAGCGCGATTAATCGCCATCGAAGCCAATAGCCGTATTGCAGAGCAAAGAACGCGTCAAATTTTAGCCATCAGTGATCGCATTGCAACTGACAAAGATGAGTCGATTACGGTTGCCACATGGTTAGATCGTTATTGGAACATCCAAAAGGAGCGCTTAGATCAAGGAGAGATACAACTGGCCACCTATCGGCAAAAGAAAAAACCCATCGCCCTTATGCGCCAAAAATTAGCGTTGCTCCCATTAGCCAAAGTAGGCACTCGAGATTTGGTCAGTATTCTCGACGAGTATAAAACGGCGGGACAATCGCGTATGGCACAGGTCGTTAGATCCGTTTTTAGTGATATTTTTAAAGAAGCACAACATGCGGGTGAAGTTCCACCAGGTTATAACCCCGCATTGGCAACTAAAAGGCCAAAAACTCGGATAAAACGTCAAAGATTGACTTTAGATGAGTGGCATCAGATTTATGATTTAGCGGACAAGCAACATCGTTATATGGGTAATGCGATGCTCCTTGCTCTCGTAACAGGTCAGCGTATTAGCGATATCTCACGGATGCGTTTTCAAGATATTTGGGATGACCATTTACATGTTGTTCAAGGAAAAACCGGGGCTAAAGTGGCCATTCCCCTTTCTTTACGCAATCAAGCCATCAATGTTTCACTTAAAGAAATTGTTGACCGCTGTCGTGATCGCGTGGTAAGCCACTATTTAATTCACTATTTTCGGACTACATCACAAGGGCAACGAGGAGGCCCTGTCACCGCAAATACGATGACAACGAATTTCACCAAAGCAAGAAATAAAACCAATATTGATTGGGGTGAAGGAATGCCAGCGTCCTTTCATGAGCAACGTTCATTATCAGAACGTTTATATCGAAAACAGGGTATAGATACGCAAGCTTTATTAGGGCATGCCACTCGAGCACAGACAGACCGTTATAATGATGTTCGTGGCAAAGAATGGATAACCATCGCGTGTTAA